CCTCTATCTCCCCGTTCACCTGGAGCTGGATGATCCCGCCTCTACGCTGCGACATGGCCGCTCGCTCCTTCTACAGGCGGAACTGCAGGGACGCCGCGCCGATCACGAAGGCGTTTATGAGGTCTGGCGGCAGGAGGAAATCGAGACGGTTCGGGTCGCTCGCGTTGCGCTCGACGACGAGGTCATTCTTGAACTGCTCGAACCCCTCGACGAGGCCGAGCTCTTCCATCTCCCGAAACCAGCCCACGGCCTCCGCCTTCCCGATCTTCGGCGTGATGACCGCCTGTCCTGCGCCGAACCGGGTTCCGTCGTTCCCGAGCTTGTGCCGCGGGTAGCGCACGAGGATCCGGTTGCGGAAGGAGTAGCGCAGATAGAGCAAGGTGAGCATCGTCGTCACGTCGAGGTATGACGTGTCCGCCGCGCCGGCCGCGGACGTCTGGTAGGTCGTGACGATGCGCTCGAGCTGGACCTCTCCGCCGGCGGCGACCCTCGTCGTGCCGACGCCGTCGTAGAGCTCGAGATTGCGCTCGGTGAGCGTGAAGCGGTCCGCCTCCGCGGGCGCCTTCACTCCTCTCACGGGCAGAGTCTGGAGCGGGCGCGCAGGGTCGATGTTCCCCTGGTACGCGACGATGGCCGCGACCGCCGCCGCGAACTCCGAGGGCGGCGTGAGCGGGTTCTTTCCCGGCTGCGCGACGATGCACGAATGGGGGCTGTTCCGGGTGTCGCCCAGCGTCCCCAGCACGGACTGCGTACCGGCCGCCGACGTGATGGCCACGCCGTCGATCATCCGCATGGGCCCGAACCGGCTCGAGAGCTCGCCCTCGATCGCGGTGAGCGAGGTCGCGTCGGTGTACGGATGCGCCCAGACCTGGAACCAGGTGTCGCCGAGCGCTGCGAGGAGCGAGGTCAGCACGGGGTTCGTCGCGCCGCTCGCCATGGCGTCGAAGGTGACATCCACGCCGGCCGGCAGTTGCTCGCCGTCCTGGTAGTTGACGCGCATGTCGAAGTCGTTGCCGACCTCGCCCGTGTGGCGATACGTGACCACCACTGCCCCTTCGTAGACGGCGGACGTCACCGGCAGATCCGGCGCGGCGTTGATAGCGGCGCTGATGTTCGCGAGGATCGTGCTGTCATCGTCACCGCTCGCCACCGCCACCTGTACGAGATCGCCGCCAAGGTAGAGGTTGATCGTTCCGGCCGCACTCTGATCGCTTCCCTCACCGGCGACGGAGACGGTGATGGTTCCACTCGCCGCGACGCCCGCGCCGTTGTCGTCGAGCACGCCTATCCAGGTCTCGGTGACTCGATTGTTGGCGAAGTAGGCCCGCGCCATGCGGTGGAGCATGGACCCGCGGCCGGCGATCGCAGCCACCTGGTCGGCGCTCGTGACTCTCGCGAGCGAGTTCGCTGCAGCCGTTCCGTCCGCCAGCTGCTGCCCGATGAGGAGCGCGCGGTAGGGCAGGAGCGCCGGGCCCTGCTGCGCGCGCGAAGAGTCGAACTCGACCGCGACGAATGGGACGCGCAATGTCGAGGGGATGGACTGAAACGCGATCGACATGGCCTATCCCCTCTCCTCGAGCTTGGGAGCCGGGGGCAGCACGACCACGTCGCCGTCCAGCAAGCGACGCACCCAGTAGGTGTCCGTGTCCGATACCTCGATCCCGGTCTGTGGGATGTGCCGCCGCGATCGCGGGTCTCGCACCTGTACGCCGGGCCTGGGCTTCACCATCATGGATCGCTCCTACGGCTGGAGGTGGAGGTTCTCGAGGAGGTCCTCGGCCTGGTCGGCGGGCGCCATCGTGCCCCCGAGGCTCGTCCGGACGTTCACCGTCATGAGGTCGTCGAGCACGATGTCGGCCGCCTCCGGCGCGTACGTGTAGTAGGTGACGCTGTACGTGAGCCGCGCGAAGCCGACGAGCCGCTCCCCGTCCTCGGCGACGTTGAGCTCGGTCGTCGCGAGGACCGCGTCGCTCGCGGTGCCGCCGAAAGTCTGGTCGCTGTGGATCGCCCGCTCGATCTCGAGGGCGATGGCGTCGAGCGCGTCGTCCACGTTGTCGCCCGCCTTCACCGCCGCTTCAATCGCGAGCTGAGCGGTGCGCGTGAGCTCGCGCGGTGCCGTGGCCTTGCTCTCCGGGGCGACCGATTCCTCGAGCATGTAGACCGCGATCGCCGGCAATTCGCCCCGCTTCCATGGCAGGACCCGCGTCGCGTACACGCGGAGAGCGGCGGCGGTCCGGTAGTCGTAGCCGTTCGGCCCGACGCCGATGAGCTGCGCCTTGACCGCCTCCCTGATCGCTTGCCGTTGGTGGATTGCCATTCGCGTCACACCTGGTGGAGGAGCAGGATCACCCCTCCCTGTCCGTCCTTCTGCGGCTCCCGTACGCTGTACGTGGCCCCCTCCACCGTGATCGTCGGGCTGTCGTCCTCTGGGTCGGAGGGCAGATCCGCGAGCCGCAGGAAGACCGCGGGACCCGAGCTCACCACCCCCGCCTGCCCCGCCTCGGCGCGGACGTACGCGGCTTCGAAGACTCCGCGGACGTCCACGGCCTGGCCAGCGGTAGGCGCGTACCGAACGGTGCCGCCCAGCTGCTGGAGCACGGCACGGTCAGCAGCCGCGAGTAGCGCCGGCCAGGCCATGAGGGTTACGGCGCCTCGTTGGCCCGTGCGGCGCAATTGAGTCTGACACGGCCGGTCGCGGTGGGATTGGCCGCCGCGGCCGATGCCACGCCGATGAGCAGATTCGCCGTCGCGACGGTGGTGACGAGCTTCGCCGTGTCGTCCCAGTAGACGAGTGCTCCCTCGGTCCACGCCTGGGCGGAGACCTTGGGGAGGTCGTGCACGCCCATCGTCATGCCCTCGAACGCGGCGGCCTCGGCAGCGCTCACCATCGCGATGACGAAGAGCTGGCCGATCTTGTACGGGGTCCCGCTCACGACGCCGCCGGTCGGAGCGGTGAGCGTGAGGACGTCGCCCGGCTGCACGTAGGTTCTGCCCATGATCTCGTTCTCCTAGAAGGGTCCCAGGGCCAAGGGGTCGCGCTCGACTACGCGCCGGGCGCCGTGATTGCGCCTCGCCAGTCGATCGCCGCGACGCCGTAGTCGATCCGGATCTTCCATTCGGTCCCGTCCACGCGCCAACCGAGCTCGGACTCGAGCACCGGCGCTTGCTGGCCCTCGAGGAAGGCGACCGCGAAGATGGGGGCGACGTTCGGTTCGGCGAGCATGTAGTGCCGGGTGCCGGTGAGTCGCGCGGTGTCGATGATGTCGCGGAAGAGCCCCTGCACCGGGTTCGGCTTCTGGAACTTGTTGTCGAGCGGATCGAAGGGCGCGCCGTTGAGCACGCGCGCCGTCGCGGCGAGCCCGGCGGGGACGAGCAGGATTGCCGGGCGGAGATCCAGGATCTCGTTCCCGGAGGGATCCTTCTGAGCTCCCATCACCACGCGCGAGCCGTCGATCGTGGCCGCGGTCATCGCGCCGGAGGTGCCGATGTTCTTGCGATTGGCGTGGAAGAGCGGCTGTCCGTCCGCCTGATTCGGGCCGAGACCGGAGTTGAGCAGGAGGAGCGCGTAGACGTCGGACTCGATGGACAGCGCCGCGGCGCGGCCGAACCTGGTGGCGAGGTCGTTGAACGCGCCCAGGTCGTCGTTGACGATGGCCTGGCGGGTGATCCCGATGATGTTGCCCTTGGTCCCGACGCTGATGGTCGTCTTCTCGCCGTCCGGGATGTTCTTGTTCTTGAACTCCCCGTGCTCGTTCAGCGAGTCGAGCGTGCCGAACGATCCATTGCGGTAGAAGTTGGAGACGCGGAAGTCGGGCACCGACCGCGTGGTGCAGAACCGCCGCCAGGTGTCGGGCGTCGTCGCGTACGCCGCGAGCAACGTCTTGTGCATGACGTTCTCGAGGAGCACGGCGAAGTCGGACGTGGTGTTGAGGCCGCTTCGGAACGTGAGCGCCTCGCCCACCAGGCGCATCTTCTCGAGGCCGCGGACCTTCACGCCGCGCCGCTCCAGGCTCGCGCGCGCGAGGTCGACGAGGCTCATGCCGCGGAACTCACCCGGGTCGAGGGCGACGTCGCGGAGCTGCTCGGCCGCGATCGGGATCTTCTGCGCGGCGCGGATGGTCTCGACCATCATCGCGCGCTGGTAGATCGCGGCAGCCGCGCCCCGCTGCCACTTGTCCGCCTCGTCCTCGCCAGCCTCGGCCCGGACATGCTGCTCGGTGCGGATCTGCTCGTCGGCGGTCGCGAGCTTGTCGAGCACCGCCGCCCGCGCTGCATCGAGGGTGACGCCCCTGGTCACGAGATCGGTCGCGAGCTCGTCGCCGAGCCGGGCGCGCTTCACGAGCGTGCGGATGGCGCCCGCGCGCTCGCGCTCGGCCCTCGTCGCGAGATCTGTCACGCGGGCGTCGTTCGCGCGCGTGGCCTCGGCCGCTGCACCCGCTGCACCAGGAGCTGCTCCGGCTCCCTCTGCCGCCCCGGCCGCCTCGGTGCTCGCCGTCGTGGTCTCGGTCTCGTCTTCCATGGTCCTCTTCTCCTCGTGATGCTCGACGAACACGCACGGATTGGGCGCGTGGTCCTTGCCGCGGAAGCCAGCGCCGTCGTCGGCGCCTGCCGGCACGATGCTGATCTCGTGCGGCTCCCAATCTGTGGCGCGGTAGACGGGGATCTGAGCGGCACCGTCCTCGACCTTCTCGAGCTTGTAGATGCGATAGCCGACGCTGATGTTCTGGAGGATCCCGTCCTTCACCTTGCGGAAGACGGCATCGGCCTCGGGATCGTCCTCGGCCTTAGCGAAGCGCACCACGGCCGTGCCCCGCTTGCTTTCGAGCTTCGCGGACTCGACGACGCCGAGCACGGATCGTACCCCGTTGTAGAGGCTGTGCGAGTCGACGAGCGGCGCGCCGTTGTTGAGCCGCGCCATCCGTACGTGCTTGGGGTCGAGGCTGAGCTCCTCGTAGTAGCGATCGAAGAAGCCGCGGAGCACCCGGGCGCCGGTCGTCCAGACGACTTCGGCCGTGCGCCTCTCCGGGTTGATGCTGTCGGGGCGGATCGCGGCGCGGAACGAGAGGGGCGGGATCTCGCGCTCGACGCGCTCGACCGCACGCTCGCTCGGGGTAGCCGTGGACGGCGGTTTCACCCTCCCGGCTGGCACGCCGAGAGAGCAGGTGTCAAGGGCACGGCGCGCGAGAGAGGTTACTCGGGCCGGGAGACGACCCCGTTCCCGCGGGCCGCTCCGTTCTTCCCGTTCTTCGCCGGAGCGGCCGGGGGAGCCTCCTCGCCATCCGTTCCCACCGCCCCCGCGCGCGCCTGCGTCAGGCCCGCCTGGCTCACCCGCCGCACATCCGAGTCGAGCCAGATCCCGGCCGCGTCGAGCCGCGCCATGTCCTCCCCGTACTCCTGCCAGTGCGCCTCGGGGTCCTCGCCCTGCTGCCGAACCATCTCGGAGGGCGTCATGGCGCCCGCGCGGACGAGGCGCGCGAGGGCCAGGCCCTCGCGATCAGGCTCGAGCATCGGCATCGGCGGCGGGGTCCACTCGGCCAGCACCTCCGCCGGGTCCTCGATGAGCCCGACGAGCGCCGCCGCTTCCATGGCCCATCGCCACAGTGGGTCGCAGAGCTGTGGCATGAGCATGTTCCAGCGCCAGTCGTGCACGTTTCCCCAGTGGGCGAGGCGCGCCATGCGTGCAGAGCTGAAGTTGACCTGGCTGTAGTCGCCCGTCATGTCTTCGTAGGTGACGCCGATGCCCGAGGCGATCCAGCGCAACGTGCGGGGGCTGAAGCCGTCTTCGCCAGTCAGCGGCGGATTGGCAAAGGTGACGTTTCTCCCGGGCGGGAGCTTGCTGATGAGCCCCGGCTCGATCATCTCCACCAGCTTGTCGTCCTTGCTTGGCTCACCGAGCGGCGAGCCCGCCCCGTCCACATCAGTCACGAACGCCGCGAAGCACGCGGCGATCTTTTGCCTGAGCAAGGTCGCATCTTCGTACTCGTCGAAATCCCGGAGCTTCACGATCGCGACCGAATACCAGGACACGCCGCGGACCTGGCCAGGCCGTTCCGAGTAGAACACGTGGCACACGTTATCCGCGGGAACGCGCCGGCTCGTGATCGTCCCGAGCCGCCCCGAGCCCGGGTGCTGGTCATACAGCCAGTAGGCCGTGCGCCGGCCGATGGCGTCGAACTCGACGCCCTGGACGATCGGCCCGCCCTGCTGCCCGATGAGCCCATCCTTGGCCGTGTCGAGGAAGTCGGGCTCCAGCACCTGGAGCGCGAGCGGGATCGTCAGGCCGTCCGCGGGTCGGCGAAGCCGGCGGCGCACGAGCACTTCGCCCGATTCCGCCACCGTTTTCAGCGCCAGCGTCTGTAGACCGGCGAAGGTATGCTGGCCGTCCGCGTCGCAGTCCGTGGTCCCGGCCCATCGTTTCCAGGCGGCAGCGAGTTTCTTATTTCCGCCGATCGCCTTCGGCGTGATCCCCCATCCCACGGTGTTGTTCGTGATCGTCCGCTTCGCTCTCCGGGCCCAAGCGTTATTCCGCACGAGGTCCCGAGCCTGGTCCCGCAACGTGGCGAGCGCCGGGCCTGCGGCCGCATTCGCGTCGGCCGAGCTCCGCGGCCACCCCGTCGTGCGCCGGCCGCCCTGCGCCGCCTCGTAGTGCCGCGCGAGCGTGGTGGCGAGCGCGCGCGCCCGCATCCTCTCGAGCGCCCACTTCGGCGCGACGGACAAGAGCACCCGATCGGCCGCCGGGCCCGCCTTCTCCACGAGGCTCACGAGCTGCGCTGTCTCGCGCAACACGCGATCGACCAGAGTCGTATCGGACATCTATCGCCCCTTCTGCGCGGCGACGAGCGGGACGTCCCCGGCGTGCTTGTGTTCGTCGCACCAGAGGAAACTGCGGCTCCATCCGATCGGGCGGGTGAGGCTGGATGCCATCCACTTGGCTCGCCGCAGGCAACCGAGACCGATTCCACTGCCGGAGTCGCAGCGGGGGCCGCACACCGTGGCGAGGAGCCAGCGGACCACCCTCAGAGCCCCTTCCGGGTGGCGATGAGCCGGTAGCTCGCTTCGCCGGCCGCGCCGCCGACGTCCTGCTGCATCGAGGCGAGGAGCGCGCGCATCGCGCCGAGATCCCGCGGGGAGTAGGAGATCATCCGCTTCGGCGGCCCATCGTAACTCACGGTCTGTACCCCCTCGCCCAACGCGAGGGCCAATATCGCCGCCTTCAGTCTGTCGAGATCCACTTGCGTCCACGTCGCCATGGGCCATCACCTCCGTCTGGGGATCCAGCTACCACGCCCACCGGCCGAGCCGCGACCCCGGCCGAGCCAGCTGGTGCTCTGGGCCCCAGGTCTCTCGGTTGAACCTCGAGGTGGAGGCTCTGGCGCCGGCGGAGGCGTCGTCTTGGCGCCGGGGGATGCTGGTGGAGCTGCTGGGGGAGGCGCCGGGCGCGCCCGCTTCGCCGCGGCATGCCTGTCGAGGCCGGCGAGCGCAGCTGCGGCGCGCGCGTAGACCCGGCAGTCGAGCCAGTGGTTCTCCCGGCCGGGTAGGATCTGCCACTCGAGCACCGTGAACCCCGTGCGCCGCACGATCGGCACGAGCTGCTCGGCGGTGAGCTGCCGGAAGTACTCCTCCCCGTACTCCGGGGCGTGGCAGTAGCCGGGCGGGTACGGTAGGCCGCTCTCCTTCGTCGGCGGGTCGAGCCGGAGCCAGCCGTAGAGCTCCGACTTGGCGATCCCGACGCCTATTGGCCAGACCTTGTAGCCGCGGGAGAGGCGCTTGCCGCGCACCGTGACATCGACCGCGGAGGGCGCCCCAATGATCGTCTTGGCCGTCGCGACGCCCTTGCAGGCGATGACCCTGGACATCGGATACCGCCTCGCCCAGTTGTAGACGACCTGCGTCTGGTCCCCGGCATCAACCGCAAGCATGTGGATCTGGTGCGCGAGGCCATCGGCCCCCGGCCAGCTCCGCCCGAGGAGCTCATCGAGCTTCGCCCAGACCTCCTCGCCCGCCGTGTTCCCCGGGAGCACGCCGGCGTCGATGCTCCAGCTCTGCCGGTCCTCGCCCCATCCGACGACCTCGAAGACGAGACGATCGCGCTGGACGTCCACGCCCGCGGTGATGATGAGCACCCCGGCCGGCACGGTTGCGATCTCGTAGGACTCTCGGCGCTGGTAGAGGCGCTGATAGTCGGGGGCTTCGCCGCGCTCGTGCCAGGTCTCGCCCAGGGTCGTGTTGACGACGGTCCTGAGCTTCTCCGGCCCCAGCGCATTCGCCTCGACGAACTCGCTGGCTATCTGCCCCCACGTCGCGTTCGGCGAGTAGGAATAGGCGCTCCAGATACGGAACGAGGCGTGCCCCGTGAACGGCGCTGCCGCGCGCCACTCGCCCGCCGTCACCATCGACCGCTTGTCCTTGTGCTCGATGACGCAGCCCGATCCCTGACAGGCGAAGAACGCCTCCTTTGGCTTCCCCGTGGGCCACTTCATCGAGTGACCGTCATCGCCGCTGAAGACGAGCGGAGCCATATGCCCGCACTGCGGGCAAGGCACGAAGTACCGGCGCTGGTCGCCCTGCCCGTACATCTCCTCGATGCGTGAGACGCCGGCGAGCAGCGGCGTCGAGCCGGCGATGATCTTCCGGTTCCAGAATGCCTCGGACCGCTTCGTGCCGAGCTTGATCTGATCACCTTCGCTGCCGGCGCTCGGCGGGTACGCGTCCACCTCGTCGAAGATGACAACGCGTCGACTGATGCGACGGAAGCCGGCGCCGCTGTTCGCGCCCACGAGCGAGATCACGCCCCCCGGGAAAGCCTTGTGCGTGAGGGTGTTCGAGGGATCCTTCGGGCCCTTCTCGACGTCGCGGAAGACGATCCGGGAAAGCGCCGGGACATCCCGGAGCATCGGCGCAATCGCCTCCTTCGAGAAGTTCTTCGCGTCGTCGACCGTCGGCTGGACGACCAGAACCGAGGACGGGTCCTGACAGATGAAGTAGCCGATTGCGGCGGAGACGCAGAGAGTGAAGCCGATGCGCGCGGACTTCATCACGGAGATCTGCGTCACCGCGGGATCGGTGATCGCGTCCATGATCTCCTTCTGATAGGGCAGCGTCCGCCAGCGGCCCGGCTCCGCCGCGGTCTCGGCCGAGAGCACGAACTCCTTGTCAGCCCACTCCGAGAGCGATAGGCGCGGAGGCGGCTTCCACGCTCGTCTCGAGCGCGCGATCACCTCGTCCGCGCTCGCGTAGGTCACGTCGCCGCCTTGGAAAGCGGCTCGGGCACAACCTCGTCGGATGCGAGATCGTCGAGGGCCTCACGGATGAGTCCTTCGATGAGCGCGAGCTGCACGGTCGTGAGTCCTGGATCCTGCTGGCGGGCGCGCGACGGTATCCCGAGGAGCTTGGTCTTGCAGCGGGTGAACTCGCCGACGAGCCGCGCCTCGACGTCCTTCGTCGGGACGAGCTCACCGCGGCGCTCTGCGAGCTCGATCTCTGTGAGGCTCGCCCTTGCCGCCTCGTGCCGCGCGCGCGCCTCCGCGAGATCGTGCACTCCGGTGATCGGCGGCAGGTCCGGCGAGCTCGTGCGCGGTGCCGTTCGCCCCGTGAGCGGGACCCGATCGCTGTAGGTGCTCGCTGCCCACTCCGCGTCCGCCGCGGCCACGTTCGCGATCTGCGGAGGTCGCCCCTTCACCCGCTTGACACTCTTGGTGAGGCGCCCGGATCGGATCGCCTCCTGGACTGCGTTGAGGGCGCAGCCTCGGTGCCGCGCGTACGCGCGCAGTGAAGTCGTGGTCACGGGTGCCGCCTCGCATCCTCCCCGGAGAATTTGACCGCGCGGTGGTCGTCACGCCCACATCGTAGCCGGCCCATGGCCAAGCATTTCAAGCAGTTACGGTTGGTGACGAACGAAAGCGAAGCCACGACCACATCCCCAACCAGTGACCAGTGACCAAACATTTCAAGCACTTGCGGTAGTTGGAAATCGGGTCCTCTGCGACCCGCGGCGTGCGCCCGGGTGGGAGAACCTAGGCCGTATGGGGGCGGATGCGCACATGTGCGCA